CTGGATCCTGTCCATCAACGATCACCCGTCGATCCGCGATCTCTATGCCGGGTGCCGGATCGAAGAGGCGACCGTCCGCTACAGTGCGGCCCGGGATACCGCCGGGCCACAGGTCACCGAACTGATCATTCAGGGCGGAGGCGAAGATTAGGCATGGTCGACGGAGTCTCGCCCCGCCTCGAAGGCGGCCATCAAGGCGTCGCGCAAACACAAAACATGGACGTCGTGGAAGTCAAGGTCGTCCATCTTTCTCTCCTGGAGCGTTTCAATAAAAAGATGCTCCAACGCGATGCGCCCAAAAAGGCTATCAATATCTTCGTGTACGGACATGATGCTATCCCTCTATTTCTGTAATGCTGTCGTGAGGCCATTACCGCTCTCTGTGGGACTCATGTCCAGTCCTTGTTTATCGGAAATAGGGCCACGACAATATAACGAGTGCGCAATGCTCTGAAGCTCATGAGGATTTGAGCGCTCCCGTTTGGGGAGAGCAAAAGCCCAGTCCCTTGGTCCACCCCATCCGGCCCCCGGTCCTCTCCGACCGTCGGGGCCTTTTTCATGCGTGAGGGAGACATGCCCGAACAGTTCCTGCACGGCGTCGAGGTTGTCGAGATCGACAGCGGCGCCCGCCCCATCACCACCGTCACGTCGTCGGTCATCGGCCTGATCGGCACCGCCCCGGACGCCGACCCGACGGCTTTCCCGCTCAACACCCCGGTGCTCATCGCCGGGAGCCGCCTTGAAGCAGCGAACCTGGACACCGTCGGCGCCGCCGCCGGGACCCTGCCCAACGCAGTCGACGCCATCTTCGATCAGGCCGGGGCCATGATCGTCGTGGTCCGTGTCGAGGCCGGCGCCGACGACGCCGAAACCCGCGGCAACATCATCGGCGGGGTGGGCACCGACGGCGCCTATGAGGGGGTGCACGCCTTTTTGGGGGCGCGCTCCACGGTCGCGGTCACACCCCGGATCCTCTGCGCCCCCGGTTTCACCCACCAGCGGCCCGAGGGGGACGACATCGCCGTCGCCAACCCGGTGGTCGCCGAATTGCTGGGCATCGCCGAAAGCCTGAAGGCGGTGATCATCGCCGACGGTCCCAACACCACCGATGCCGAGGCCATCGCCTACCGGGGCGATTGGGGCAGCGCCCGCGTCTTCGTGGTCGATCCCTGGGGGTTGGTGGAGCGCGACGGCGACATCGTCGCCGAGCCCCTCTCCGCCCGCGTCGCCGGGCTGATCGCCCGCATCGACAACACGCGCGGGTTCTGGTGGTCGCCGTCCAACCAGATCATCAACGGCATCGTCGGCACCGCGCGGCCGGTGTCCTTCACCCTGGGGGACACGTCTTCCCGCGCCAACCACCTCAATGAAAACGAGGTGGCGACCGTCATTCGCGAGGACGGCTTCCGCCTGTGGGGCAACCGCACCTGCTCCAGCGATTCCAAGTGGGCGTTCCTGAGCGTGCGGCGCACCGCCGACATCATCAACGACAGCCTGTTGCGTGCCCATCTGTGGGCCGTCGATCGCAACATCACGCGGACGTACCTGGAGGACGTCACCGAAGGCGTGAACGCCTACCTGCGGTCCCTGCGGGCACAGGGGGCCATCCTGGGCGGTTCGTGCTGGCCCGATCCCGACCTGAACAGCCCGACCAACATCGCGGCGGGCAAGGTCTACTTCAACTTCGACTTCACGCCGCCGTACCCGGCCGAGCACATCACGTTCCGCTCGCACCTGGTCACGGATTACATTGAGGAGATCCTGTGATGGCGGTGACCCTGCCCACGATCGTTCACAAGATGAACCTGTTCGTCGACGGCCGGGGCTACGCCGGACAGCTCGATGAAGTCACCCTCCCCAAGCTGACGCTCAAGACGGCGGACTACCGGCCCGGCGGTCTCGATGCGCCGATCGAGATCGACCTGGGCATGGAAAAGCTGGAGGTCGGCTTCGTCGTCTCCGGCGCCAACGTCGACCTGTTCCGCTCCTTCGGAATCCTGGGCGGCGACGGGCTGCCGTTGACCGTGCGCGGCGGCCTGACCCGCCAGGGCTCGTCGTCCCCGGCTGCGGCCGTGGTGTCGATGCGCGGATCGTTCCGGGAACTCGACCTGGGCACCTGGAAGCCGGGCGAGGTCTCCACCACGACCATCGCCGGGTCGCTCACCTACTACAAAGTCACCATCGACAACGAGGACCTGGTCGAGATCGACATCCTCAACATGATCCGCGTGATCAACGGCACCGACCAACTGGCCGATCTGCGCACGGCCATCGGACTCTGACGGCCGCCCGCCCGGCTCCCTTTCGTGAAAGACCCGACCATGTCCCAGACCGTCACCATTCCCCTGACCGAGCCCATCACCAAGGACGGGCGCCCCCTGGACGCCATCACCATCCGCCGCCCGAAGTCCGGCGACCTACGCCGCATGGACCGCGTCAAAGGCGGAGATCTGGACAAGACCCTGTTCCTGATCGGCACCCTGGCCGAATTAACCCCGGCCGAGGTGGACGAGATCGACGCCGCCGATCTGACCGCCATCAGTGAGGTGATCGAGGATTTTACCGGGCGGGCGGGCTGAGCCCCGCCGACTGCTGGACGGCCATGGCCGACGTCGCCGCAGTGTTCCACTGGCCGCCCGACGCCATGGACGCCATGCCGCCCGAGGAGCTGATCCAATGGCGCGCCTTGGCCCGGGAGCGCAGCGGAGCGGCCCCTCTCTATCGATCGAAAGACATCTGACATGACGGATCACCCCATCACACCCTTCGCATTCGAAAACACCCTCGTCGGAGTGATCAACCAGGACGGAGAGCCGTGGTTTGTCGCTGCGGATGTATGCAACGCATTGAGTCTCCAACAGGCGACAAAGGCCGTGGAGCGTCTCGACGAAGATGAAAAGGGGGTGACTTCAGTTCACACCCTTGGAGGCGAACAGCGCCTGCTCTACGGCGTCGCGGCCGGACAGTGGGTCGCCCCGCAAATGGGGTTCCCGCCGCCGCCCCCCGCCATCATCGATCACGGCCGCCAGATGCGCCTGTTCGAGCGCACACTCATGGTGTCCTGACGCCGTCGGGCCAAGGCGCGGGCGGTCTTATGCCTCGCGTCGTCCCGCCCGGCGCCGGGCCAGTTCATTCCGGGCCGCCTCGGCAAAGAAGGCGGAGCGATTGGGAACCACGGCGTCGATGGCCTGCAACAGGCTTTCGTCGACCGTGATGTTGGTGCGCACGGTTTTACCCGGCAAAAGCGCCGGCACCAGGATGCGGGCGACCACGCTGATCGCGTCGTCCTCGTCCGGCTGCGCCTCTTCCATCGGCGTCGCGGAGGGAAGAGGCATGGCCTCATCGGCCATCGCGGCCAGATGGCTTTCAAGAACCTCTCGGGCGTTGTCGAACGCTTCGTTCATCGTGGCACCGAAGGTCAGGCATCCCGGAACGTCTGGAAACACAACCGTGAAGGCGTCGTCATCCCTGAGGACGAAAGCGGGATAGTTCGCGTTCATTGTACAACCTCAAACTACAATCTTGAATGTGTAGGAACATCTCCGGGCCTGAGACTGCTAGCGCAGCCTCAGACCGGTAAGCTTCTCAATTTTCTTAACATATCCGACGGGATTATCTTTTCGTGGATGAACGACTGTAACTAAAAAATCTTTGTCTGGATGCTTAAAGTGATGATGATCACCCGTTGTTCTAACCTTCAACCACCCATTCTTTTCTAGAATCCGGATAATATCCTTACTTGAAATCATTCATGCTTCCTCCTCTCCAGCTTCAACAACGCCCTCACCATACACACGATCGCACACCCCCACAAGAGAAAATGTGCGATCGTGTGCGCTTCCATGACGTCCCCACGCTCCGGAGCCCCTCTCATGGCAGACGCAGAAGCCCGCATCCTGATTCGGGCGGTCGATCGCGTGACCGCGCCGATCAAGCGCATCAATGCGTCGGTGGACCGCATGACCCGCCCCTTGCGCCGGGTTCGGGACGCCGTCGCGCGCATCGGGCAGGTGGCGGGCCTGGGCAAGCTGGCCGGGGGCCTGCGCGGTGTCGGCGCGGCTGCGTCGGGGCTGGCGGGGCATCTGGGCGGAGTCCTGGGCCCCCTGGCCGCCCTGGGCGGCGCGGCTTCGGTCGCGGGGCTGGGCTCGATCATCACCGACTTCGCGAGCACGGCGGACGAAGCGTCGAAGTTCGCCCGTCAGATCGGCCTGTCCACCGAGGCCCTGACCGAACTGCAGTATGCCGCCGACCGCCAAGGCGTCAGTCAGGAGGCGTTCAACACGTCGATGGGCGCGTTCGGCAAGCGCCTGGGCGAACTCAAGGCCGGGACCGGCAGCCTGAACAGCCTGCTGGGCAAGGTGAACCCGGCGTTCGCGCAGCAGCTGAAGCTCGCCGGGTCCACCGAAGAGGCCTTCGGCATGATGATGCAGGCCCTGCAGAACCTGGAAGACCCCGGGAAGCGCGCCGCGCTGGCGGCGGCCGCCTTCGGCCGCTCGGGACAGGAGATGACCCGCATGGCCGAGGCCGGGGCCGACGGGCTGGCGCAGCTCCGCCAGGATGCCCGCGACCTGGGACTCGTCATCTCCAACGAGGCCGGAACCAACGCCGAATCTTTCGTCGACACCGTGACCCGGTTCCAGGGCGCCTTGACCGGCGTCTCCAACAGCATCGCCACCAAGGTGATGCCGGTCCTGCAGCCCCTGCTGGACAAACTGACCGCCTGGATCGTCGCCAACCGTGAGCTGATCGCCCAAAAGGTCCACGCCGTGGTCGACCGGATCGCGACGGCCCTACGCGCCATAGACTGGGCGTCCGTGATCGCCGGACTGCGGGGCTTCATGGATCGGATCCAATCGGTGGTCCAGTCCGTCGGCGGTTGGGAAAACGTCCTCATCGGTCTGATCGCCGTGATGAACGCGGGCATGATCGGCGCCATCCTGCAGGTGGGCCGGGCCATCGTCGGACTTGGCGGGATTCTGCTGGCCAACCCCATCCTGGCCATCGTCGCGGCCATCGCCGGGGCGGTGTATGCCATCTACGCCAATTGGGATGGCATCGTCGCGTGGTTTCAGGGAAAGCTCGCGGCGGTGACGGCGGCCTTCGAAAGCGGATTTCTGGCCGGGGTCTGGGAAGTCTTCGCCCAGTTCCAGCCCGTCCGATTGGTGGCGGACGCCGTCAACGGCCTGATCGACTGGCTGTTCGGTGTGAACCTGTATGAGGTCGGCGCGCAATTCATCGGCGGGCTTTGGGACGGCATCGGCCAGCAGTGGGACAAACTGACCGCGTGGCTGTCCGACGCGATCCGGAGCCTGACCGACTGGATGCCCGATTGGGTCAAAAAGCGCTTGGGCCTGGACGTTTCGGTCACCGGGGCCCCCGACGCACCAGACCGGCCGGAGTCCGCCTCGGCGTCTACCCGCGCGCTCACCGATCGGGTGATGGGGGCCGCGCGTCAGGCCGCCGCGCCCGCCACGGCCGCCGCCCTGGCCCTGTCACCCCCGGCGGCGCCGCCGGTAGAGTCTCCGGTCATTCAGACCGACACGGTCACCGTGGAAGGGTCCCCGGCGTCACCGTCGCCGGCCTCGGCGCAGGTCTCGTCCCCGTCTCATTCCCAACCGACGCGGCCCGACGGCGCGACGGCGGTCAACACCACCGTGCATATGACCGTCAACGGCGCGGTGGAGCCCGACGCCTTGCGCCGCGCCGTCGAAACGGCGGTGGACGCCGCCGTTCGCCGCGCGCTGGACGACGCGCGCCACGCCCAGGCCGCCGAGGCCCGGAGCAGCCTGTACGATTAGGGAGCCCCCATGGCCATGATCACCCGCGCGGAAAGCCGCATCCTGATGGCGCTGGGCGCCTTTCGCTTCGCCATCGGCACCGCCGCCTATGAGCGCCTGAACCGGGCGGCCGCTTACACCTGGGCGACCCAAGATCGGTTCGGACGCTTGCCGGCACTGCAGTTCACCGGCCCGGCGCTGCCCACCATCGACCTGGACGGCACCCTGTACCCTCAGTTCGCGGGCGGCCTGGGGCAGATCGACCGCATGCGGGCCATGGGCGAGGCGGGCGAGCCGCTCGACCTGGTCGACGGCACCGGCCGCGTCTGGGGGCTGTGGTGCCTGCTGGAGGTCTCGGAGGTCCAGTCCCTGTTCATCGCCGACGGGCGCCCGCGCTGCATCGACTTCGCCCTGCGTCTGCAAGCCTATGGGGAGGACGCCTGATGGCCACCCTGTACCGCACCCGCGACGGCGACATGGTGGACGAGATCTGCTGGCGCTTCTACGGCGACCGCACGGGGGCGGCCGAGGCGGTGCTGGAAGCCAACCCCGGTCTGGCGGATCGCGGCGCCATCCTCCCGGCGGGACTGACCGTAACCTTGCCCGACCTGCGGACGCCCCAGGCGCCCGCCGTGGTCCGCCTCTGGGACTAGCCCCATGACGCCTGATTTTGCGATCCGCGCCGATGGCCGGGACATCACGGCGGCCATCCGCGACCGGTTTCTCGCCCTGACCGTTCGGGACGAAGCCGGGATCAAATCCGACCAGATCACCTTGCGACTGGACGACCGGCCCTATCGGGACGGCCGTCGGGCCGCCTTGCCGGTCATCGGCACCCCGTTGGCCGTCGATCTCGGCTACCGCAAGCCCGGGCTGGTGACCGTGGGCACCTACCGCGTCGACGAGATCACCTATTCCGGTCCCCCGGAAATCCTGGAGGTCCGGGCCTCCCACGCCGACATGACCGGGCCGTTCCGCACCCCCGCAACCCGATCCTGGGACGACACCACCTTGGGGGCCATCGCCGCATCCATCGCGGACGAGCACGGCTACACGGCGCGGGTCGCCGAGGCCCTGGCCACGGTGCCGGTGCGCCATGCCGACCAGACCGACGAAAGCCCCATGGCCTTTCTCAACCGGCTGGCGGGCGCCCACGACGGCATCGTCAAGCCGGTAGCCGGTTTGCTGGTGTTGGCCCCGAAGGGCGCGGCCAAGAGCCTCTCCGGCCCCCCCCTGCCCGAGATCGCCGTGACCCCGGAAGACCTGACGGACTGGCGCTATGCGTTTTCCGCCCGGGCGTCTCCGGGCAAATGCGGTGGCACCGTCGAGGACGACGGCGGCGGAGCGAGCGCCGAATATTGGCACCTGGGCATGGGCGAGGCGGTGACGGTGAACGACGGAGACGAACCCCGCGCCGCCGTACGCTACACCCGGGCCGATCAGGACCAGGCGCGCGCCGCCGCCACCACCACCCGCAAGGCCGGCAGGCGTTGCAAGGCCACCCTCAGCCTTTCTCTGCCGGGCAACGCCGCCATCGCCGCCGAACAGACGCTGACCCTGTCCGGGTTCCGGCCCGGCATTCCGACCGCCTGGCGCGTCGCCTCGGTCACGCACGCCCTGGACCGCTCCGGCTTCTCCACGCGCCTGGAGGCCGAGGTCCTCCCCGCCGACTGACCCGCTCCAATCCCCCCTACCCCATCCCTGCCTTTCCGTCCACGCCCCGCCGATCACGCGGGGCGTTTTGCATTGAGGAGACTCCCCATGTCGCACCGCTCCCTGGACATGGCGGCCGGCGCCACCGCCGTGGGCGCGCCCCTTTGGACCCTGCCCATCGACACCGTGAACCAGTGGCTCACCTTCGCCAGCCTGTTGATCGGGTTGGCCTTCCTGTGTTGGCGCTGGTGGCGGTCCTGGCTGCGTGAACGCCGCCTGACGCGGTGCGACCAATGAGGGCCGTCGTGCGCGCGGCCCTGGCGGCCGCAAGCCTGGGCGCGACGGCGATCGCCACCGCGTTCATCGCGCCGCACGAGGGGCTGAGCCTGACGGCCTATCAGGACGGCGTGGGGGTCTGGACCCTATGCCGGGGCCATACGCAGGGTGTTCGGCCGGGCGACGTAGCCACCGAGGCCGACTGTAACGCTCTGTTCCGCTCCGACGTCGGCCGCGTCCTGGGCGCCGTGGACGCAGCAATTTGGGTCGAGATCCCCGACGCCTCGCTCGCGGCCATCAC